AACGGCGCAGGCCTCAAATTGATATCTTGCATGAGTTAAATGAACGGCTCGACGTAAAAGGAATTGATCCAATTTCGCGTTCGGCATTCAATCGTCGTGCAATGCGGTTAGCACGCCGTACAGCACAGCTTGAAGAACGACGCCATGTTTACGCTGGTATAGCGGAGCGTTTGACACCTGAAGAAGTGTCAAAATCAGATATTGTTTTAGGTGAATTTCTGAAGGTGTTGATTGATGAACTGTTGGAAGATGATCAACTAACATCCAAAAACATTATGGAGTTGGCACGGGCATATAAAGAAACAGTATTAGCTCAAAGAAATTCATCTGCAGAGCGGCGGAAAGCCGAAGAAGACGCAAAAAAGAAAATCAACAATGCGCTTTCAAAAGTAGAACAATCCTTACCAATGCAATCAGAAACACCGAATGGTAAAGAGATACTAAGAAAAATTCGTGAAGACATTTACGGGATACATACAGAATGAAAAAGCCTGATGTTCCTGTACAGTTGCACAGATATCAAAGTAAATGGTTCCTTGATAGAAGCCGCTTTAAAGTAGGAATGTTTGCACGACAAACAGGAAAGACGTTTACAACAACACTTGAAATTGTAGATGCTGCTTTTGAAGCTGTACTTGATGGCAGAAAAGAACCATGGGTTATTCTTAGTCGCGGCGAACGTCAGGCACGAGAGGCTATGCGTGAGGGTATTATACCTCATATGAAAGCCTATAAATTAGCGTTTGAAGCATATGAATTCGATTGGCAGGGTGAAGATGCCAGTTATAAAGCCCTAGAGGTGACTTTACCGCATGGCAATATCATCACCGCGCTGCCCGCAAATCCGGATACGGCACGAGGTTTTTCAAGAAATGTATTTCTGGATGAGTTTGCTTTTCACAGGGATAGCAAACAAATTTGGGGCGCGCTCTTTCCTGTTATTTCAAAGAATTGGAAAATCAGAGTTACTTCCACACCAAACGGTAAGGGAAATAAATTTTATGAACTGATGACTGGTGACGATAAGTTATGGAGCCGCCATCAAGTTGATATTTACCAAGCTGTTGAAGATGGATTGCCGCGCAACATAGAAGAATTGCGTTTAGGACTTGGTGATGATGATTTATGGGCACAAGAATTCGAACTCAAATGGCTTGATGAAGCAAGTGCTTGGCTTTCCTATGACTTGATATTTGAAGCAGAGCATACACAAGCTGGTAAACCGGAAGCATACGAAGGTAATGTTTGCTTTATCGGACGCGATATAGGCCGGCGTAACGATCTTCATGTCATTTGGGTATGGGAAAAAATTGGCGACGTCTTTTGGTGTCGGGAAATTGTTACTCAAAAGCGCGCGACTTTTCGTGAAATGGATGCAGCCTTTGATGATGTAATGCAACGCTATCGTGTCGGACGGGTTTGTATCGATCAAACTGGTATGGGTGAAAAAGTTGTCGAGGACGCAATAGAGAAATATGGTTCGCAAATAGAAGGCGTACTGTTCACCAGTCCAAATAAGTTGGTCATGGCGACTATTGGAAAGAATGCATTTGAAGATCACAAGGTACGCATTCCAGAGGGCAATCTACCTCTCCGTTCCGATCTGCACAAACTCCGGAAAGTAACATCTGCCACTGGTGCACCACGGTTTATTGCTGAACGGGATGATGACCATGCAGACAGGACATGGGCGGCATTTTTGGGGCTCAATGCTGCAACTGAACCGACATATTCCTATGATTATCGTACAGCAAAAGACTTTGGCGAAAGCCCGGATGACGACAATAAATTTGCATTATATCCGAAAATGAGAGGACGGTTATAAATGGGAAAAATTATTGACCAATATGGCAATCCTATCAAATCAGAGCAGCTAATAAAGCCATTTGCACCACCCACTTTAGGGAGTGTCCGTTCAGTCATATCAGGGCATCCTGCTAATGGTTTAACGCCAAATCGTTTGGCTGCTATTCTGCAAAATGCGGCTGCAGGTGACCACCAGGCATATTTTGAACTCGCCGAAGATATGGAAGAGCGCGATCTGCATTATTCTGCTGTGCTATCCACGCGCAAACGACAGGTTGCACAATTACCAATTACTATAGATGCGGCGTCAGATGACAAAGAACATGTGAAGCATGCAGATTTTATAAGAAGTTGGATTGATAAAGGAATTTTGCGATCAGCTTTGATTGATATTCTTGATGCTATTGGAAAAGGGTTTTCTGTTACAGAAATTATCTGGAGTGCAGAAAATGATACATGGGTTCCTAAAAAACTGATCGGACGTCCGCAACAATGGTTTAATACCATGGCCGAAGATGGTGAGACACTTGTCTTGCGAGAACATGGACAAGAACTTGCATTGCCTTCCGCACAATTTATCATCCACCGTCATTCATCGAAATCGGGACTTACCGTGCGTGGTGGGCTTGCGAGGGTTGCCGCATGGGCTTGGATGTATAAAAGTTATACATTGAAAGATTGGGCTATATTTGTTCAGAATTTTGGTATGCCAATCAGGATTGGCAAATATGGAAATAATGCAAAGCCTGAAGAAATCGATATACTTTGGAAAGCGGTCAAAAACATTGCTGGCGATATGGCTGCAATCATTCCAGAAAATATGCTGGTTGAATTCATCGATCTATCAGCAAAAGGAACGGTTGTTGATTTATATGAAAGACGTTGCGACTGGTTTGACAGGCAAATATCAAAGCTTGTTCTAGGGCAAACCACTACAACAGACGCTGTTTCAGGTGGGCATGCAGTAGCAAAAGAGCATCGTCTTGTCCAAGAAGATATAGAACGATCGGATGCTGCAATCCTAAGCGCTACGATTAACCAACAATTGATACCGAATATTATTGCTTTCAATTTTGGTGAACAACAACACTATCCTAAGATAAACATAGGTCGACCAGATGAAGTACCGCTTGACCAAATAATTATGGCCTTGGAAAAAACCAGCATCACAGTTGAGGCTTCATGGCTTCGTGATCGATTGGGGGCGCCAGACCCGTCAAAAGATGCTGAATTGGTTGGCGGTCGTAATAGTAGTGCTCAAGCTTTGTTTGATCAGGCGGATCAAAAAACACCGCAATTGAATGTCGGGCAATCTGCATTAAACACTTTACAAAGCCGGTTCAACCGCAATGCACCTGAACCAATTATCGATCATTTGGTTAAGCGTGTGGAAGACGATACTGCAGGTATCATCGCCGGATTAACCGAAGACATCCGCAATGTCATTATGACATCAGAGACTTTCTCAGACATGTCACAGCGGCTTTTGAATTTAAACCTAGATGCATCCGATCTTGCTGAAGCTATGACGAAGGGTATGGCACTTTCCCATCTAGTCGGACAGGCGGCGTTAATCGATGAAATCACAAAATCGAAATAAAGCCTGTCTGGAGCTTGTTGGTGGCAATAGTCGCAACGATGTTCAGTTTTTTTTAAAACGCCTTTCTACGGGCTTTGAAATGCCTTTGAAATCGAATTTAGTAACGGCATTGATGGGCAATAAGCAAATTGATGCGATTAACTTACCTTTTGACGAAGCTATCCGTTATTTTAGAGACAAGGCAAATGTCAAAACTGTCCACTGGTACGATGTCTATGGGGCAGCCGCATCTCGTGCCTTTTGGGTAGCTGGTGCTGCTACTGATGCACTCGTTGAGGATTTCCGTCAAGCTATCGATAAAGCGATAGCGGAAGGAACATCTTTATCGGAATTCAGGAAAGATTTCGACAATATAGTTGCACGCAATGGTTGGAAAGGCTGGAAAGGTGAAGAAAGCGCAAGTGGTCGTGCGTGGCGCACAAGGCTTATTTACGAAACAAATTTAAGAAATGCCTATTCTGCAGGGCGATATGCTCAACTTACCAAGCCTGAAACTTTGGCAGTCTTTCCATATTGGCAATATCATCATTCTGGTTCCAGTCATCCAAGGTTAGAACATCTTTCATGGGATGGATTGGTATTAAAGGCTGATGACCCTTTTTGGGTAACAAATTATCCACCCAATGGTTGGCATTGTGGATGCTATGTAACACCGGTTTCAGATAATGAATTGCAACGGACGGGAAAAACACAACCAGATCCATCACCTGAACTTTTACCAACTATACAAAATGTTGGTGGCAAGCATGTTACAGTGCCAAAAGGTGTTGATGCAGGGTTTGAATATAATCCAGGGCGCGAATGGCAGGCACGAACAGCACCTGGTAAAAATACAATTGCCGCAGCACCTGGTCTATTGGAACGTTTTGTGAAAGCTGCTCTAAAAAACACGGTAAATGAGTTGACACATATGCCGGCTGCAATTGCGACACCGCGTGTTGCAAAGATATTCGAAGTCCCAGCAAAGACAGAAATACGCTTGTCCGTGTCAACAATTCAACAACATGTACATCATTTCGAAGCAACGTCAGAAATCTATTCTGAATTAATTGAATATGCGATCTCGGAAGGTGTTTTCTTGAAAAACAGTAATGGCCGTGTTTCCACTTTTGTTTATTTCAACGATGCATATTGGCAAATAGGTTTGAAAAAGACAAAAGCCAATGAGCTTTATATTACGACATTGCATAGAACGACATTCAGCAAATTTGAAAAAGCTAGAAAACGTTGGGAAGAAATTTAAAGACACCGTTGGGTCGGAAACCCCCAACACCCTTAACCAGGTGGCGCTCCGTTTGGCTCGGTGTCTTATTAAAATATAGAGCAATTCGGGAGAAAATACAATGACAGGCATCACTATTGAGGTGAAGGTCGACGACGAAGACGTAAAACGGGCATTTGCTAACCTGCAATCGGCCATGAAAAATACAATGCCGGTTATGCAAGCAATAGGCACCGGTCTTGTTGGAAATATTCAACGTCGTTTGGGAAATGGTGTTTCATCCAATGTATGGCCGCCGTTAAATCCTGCTTATAAAGCCACGAAACGTAATAAAAACATACTTGTTGAAAGCGGTGCTTTAAGGGGCTCGATTTCAGAACAGGCAGGAAATGACTTTGTTCGTGTTGGTACCAATAAGATTTATGCTGCCATCCATCAATTTGGTGGAACAATCACTGCCAAAAATGCACCAGCCCTTTTTTTTCGTCTTGGGTCTGGTTTTGTACGAACCAAATCTGTAACAATACCAGCACGTCCATTTTTGACCATTGAAGATGAAGATGAGCGGTTGATTGCCGATATCATTTTTCGTTTTTTACAAAATAAGCAATAAAATCGCATTTTGCCTGTATAGGCAGGCATGAACAATCTTTGTTGCATGTGGTCTTATTTCCACATGGACAGATTTATTTTTACATTACCAGACTTAACTACCGACAAAATTGACGGTGACAACTGGATACAGCTGACACCGAAAGGCGAATTTTCTGCTGTTGATGGACGTGGTCCATTTATCACGGACGATGCAGAAATATTCCGTGCAGCGCAAGGCAAGAAACTGCCAATCGATATCAATCATGCGATCGACATAAAAGGAATTCATGGTGAACCATCTCCGGCTGTTGGTTGGATTGTTGAATTGCAAGCACGAGAAACAGGCATTTGGGGACGCGTTGAATGGACAAATGCCGGAAAAGAACTACTCAACGCCAAGGCATACGGCTCGATATCACCAGTACTATATACCACAAAAGATAAGCCGCACCGTGTTGTTGAAATAGCACGTGCCAGTCTGTGCAATGCACCGGCACTTCCTCAATTAAAATCTCTTTTTAACAGAAATGGAGAATACGCAATGGATAAAGAATTGCGCGCGGCTTTAGGCTTATCTGAAGACGCTACAGATAACGCTGTCATTGAAGCAGCAAAAAAAGCGCATTCGACTGCAGAAAATCATACAAAGCTAATGTCTAATCTGTGTCATGAGATGGGACTAGACACTAAAGTTGATGATCAAAAATTGGTCGAAATCTTCCAATCAAAAATTTCATCTGACAATAGCGAGAAAACCGATCTCGCAAAACAGGTTCAAAAGCTAAACGCACAATTGATCGACCTGAAGAACACATATTCGCGTAAAGAAGCGGAAGCTTTTGTCTCAAAGGCAATCAGTGAATTCAAGATAGTGCCTGCTCTGAAAGATCATTTCATCCAGCGATATATGCGTGATCCTGAAGAAGTAAAAACAGAGATCAATGCGACACCAGCACTGATGTCGGAAGGTTTGAAAAACCATTCGGACACTAAAACCGAGAAGCTCTCTGCAGAAGAGCAACACGTCTGTGCACTTATGGGCGTGGATGAAGACACATTTCTAAAAACCAAGACAAAGGAAAAACTTTAATGTCAAACCGTGACTTGAATATTCCAGAGCGGCTAAATGGCCAGACATTTGGATATCCAGTTAAAGCTGGTATCCGAATTTACGGATGCTCCCTGATCGCTCTTACAGCATCTGGTTTGGCGGTACCTATCGATCATCCAGATGCGGTTGCTTTTGCTGGTATTGCGATACAGGCAATTGATAACCTTGACGGAATTGATGGCGCTACAAAAGTCACAGTTAGGCGTGATGTTCGCGGTTTCAATTTCGCGGCAACGCCGGCTGATCTCAACAAAACAGTCTACGCTTCAAACAACGAAGTGCTCTCACTCGAAGCAAATGCAGGTTTACGTGTCGGCGTGATTGTCGGCCTAGATGATGGCCGCGTTTGGATAGACTTGAGTAAATAAGGATTTTACAAAATGGACATTAACGCAACCAATTTGCGGGCACTTTACACAAGCATATCAACGATATTCAATAAACGTTTTGCAGAAGTGCCAACATATTACAAACATGTTGCAATGACGGTTCCATCAACAACAGCAGCAAATATATATCCAAGAATGGATCAATTTTCTGGTGTACGTGAATGGATTGGTGACCGTGTTATCAACAATTTGTCTGCACAGGCCTACACGATCGAAAATCGTACATTTGAGAATACCATTGGGATATCGCGTGACCAGATCGAAGATGACCAGGTAGGTTTTTTCAGTTCAGTTGTTGCACAATTTGCTGAAAATGCGGCTTCTGTTTATGACCAGTTGATTTTCGACCTTTTAAAACAAGGTGACAAGGTTACCTGTTACGATAAGCAATATTTCTTTGACACAGATCATCCAGGATTTGATGACAATGGCAAAGAAGTTTCAGTTTCCAATTTTACTAAAGGTGACAAACCGGCTTGGTATTTAATCGATAATACCAAAGTCATCCAACCTATGGTGCTTCAGAAACGTAAAGAATTTAAGTTAGTAGCGAAAGACCAAGAAACGGATGACAATGTTTTTAAACAAGGCCAATTTCTTTACGGTGTTGATGGACGTTGTAATGCAGGATTTGGGCTTTACCAGTTGGCACACAAGGCGACTGTCGAGCTGACACCTGAAAATTATGCAAATGTTCGTGCGGCCATGACCTCTATCCGTAAACGGGATGGCTCTATCGTCAACATCACTCCTAATAAGCTTTTGGTTCCACCGTGCCTTGAGGCTGAAGCACGCAAATTGCTGTCCGCTGACATGATAAATGGTGGCGAGACCAACATATGGAAGAACACGGCCGAACCAATCGTTATTCCATTATTGGCATGACCAAAACCAACCCCTGACGAATAAATGCCTGTAGGAACAATGTTTTCTACAGGTACCCATTCATCATTGCTTTAAAGGCACTTTGAAGCAGTTTTAAAGCGAGATTTTTCAATGGCAAAGCCTAAAAAAAATGTACCTATTAAAGATGCTAATCGGCAACCGAATAAACGTCTATTGCGTGTCACAGCCAGGGTTGAAGGTTTCAGAAGGGCTGGTCTCGTCCATTACGGAACCAAGATTTATTCACTGGACGACTTGGATGATTGGCAGATTAATTCGCTAGTCAATGAAGCGTTGCTTGATGTCCAATTTATTGAAAATGGCGAAACTGTCAAAGATGATACAGGGACAATAGCAGAAAACAAAGAACCAGATACCTCAACAAACGCCAGCACAGATACGGATCCTGCCGACGACAGTGTAAATCATCTGTCCGTTCATCAAGCCGAACCGGTATTTAATCAAGATGAACAACAGGCGTTCAAGGAACAAACAGTCGGAAGTGAATAATGTACGCAAGCGTGAATGATATGGTGTCACGTTTCGGACGTGAAGAAATTACCAGACTGTCGCAAATTGAAGATCGCGAAACAGATGAAATCAATAATTTGAAAGTCGAACGCGCTTTGTTGGACGCGACAGCTTTGATCGAAGGATATCTTAGAGGTCGTTATAAGTTACCAGTTGCTGAACCAAAATCTGATCTTATACGCGCAACCTGCATTATAGCCCGTTACGACCTAGCAAAAACCGCACGCTCGGAACCGACGGAACAGATGCAAAAGGACTATGATGCGACGTTGAAATGGTTGTTGGATATTCAAAAAGGCACCGTAATTGTAGATGCAACCATGGTCGGGGCTGGCAATGGTGTGAATGCTTATGGCGCACGTTTTGAAGACCGTAAACCGATTTTCACACCTCAAACCTTGCGAGGTGCATAATGGATACGACACTTATGCCAATACGGTCGTTATCACCCGTCATCATTAACCGCTTACAAAAAGTATTTCCTAAAAATAAATTCAAAGTCGAACGTTGCCAGCCAACCTTGTCGATGGATGAATTCAATAGGTTGACACGATTGACACCCTATATCGGCCTTGCTTGCTGTGGTTTTCGTACCAATCCGGACGCTGGTGAATATTTATCAGGCAGTGTGCTGTGGCGGCTCGTTATCGTCTGTAAAGCTTCAGGCGATTATGACCGCCGCATAAAAGGCGACGCTTTCGATATTGGTCTGGATGACATTATGGATGTGGCTACTGTCATTCTTCATGGTTACACGTTTGAAGATATCGGCTGCTGTAGCGTAGAAAAATCCGAAGTCGTCTACTCTGAAGGGACAAGCCGGAACGCATGCGTTTTGGCACAAATCGATTTCAATATTCAAACGACAATAACGACAGGCGCTTTAAAACTTGAAACACCAGAGGAGTTTCACGGGCTCAACGCGTTTTGGATGTTGTCAGATCAAACAAATCAAAATGATGGAGAAAACGATGAATGACATCGTGAAGGTTAGACCAGTCGAAGGTCGTGATTGTCTTACGGAAGACGGCAAAGAATGGCCAGATAAAACGTCAACTGTCGAACGAACACACTATATACGCCGCCGGATTGAAAATGGTGATCTGGAGGAAGTCGGGAACAAGAAAACATCCACAGAGCTGGTGTTAAAAGGAGATAAAAAATGAGCGGTAATTTTGTTTTTGATGAAATTCCGATCGACCGTTTAGAGCCTGGTACATTCATAGAGGTAAAGCCGAATTATTCGGAACGCGGCATTTTACCAATGCCAATCCGCAATCTTGTTATCGGTCAAAAGTTGCCAGATGGTATCTTGAATGTTGGAGAGATTAAGGAAATTACACGTGCAGATGATGCACAAGTATATTTCGGTCGTGGCTCCATTGGAGCGGCAATGACAAAGGCCTTTAGACAATCGAATAAAACGCAACCGCTATACATAATGGCCTTGGATGATGCCAATGATGGCGTAAATGCAACTGGTGCAATAAGTTTTACCGGTACTGTAACGAATAGCGTCACGTTGCGATTTCTTATTGACGGCACAGAAGTCCGATTTAAAGCGCCGGCCAATGCAACTGGCGATATACTCGCAAACCGATTGTCGGAAGCCATCAATGAGAAAACGGATTTGGTGGTTGTTGCGAGTACAACCGGCTCGACTGTAAAGATTACCTGTCGGCATAAAGGTGAAATTGGCAACGAAGTAGATATTCGTATTAATACCAAAGCTCAACCGCTTCCATCAGGCTTATCTGTCAACATATCACCAATGACTGGCGGTAGCGGAAATCCTATTTTGCAAACAGCCTTGGATGTCAGTGTGAACAGCTGGTTTACTACCATTGTGCAACCATGGTCTGATGTTGGTAACATCACAGCATTTGCCGCTTATCTTGAACAACAGTTTCTAGCCACATCGAAGATGGATGCGATCGGATATACATTTAAGCGCGGAACCTATTCTGAATTGAGTGCTTTCGGGGCATTAACCAACTGTCCACAGCTCGTTTGCTCTGGTCTTAATGGCTCACCAACATCACCCTGGATCCAAGCGGCATCGGCAGGAGCTATAGCAGCCTTCCACTTGGCTAACGATCCAGCACGTCAGTTAAAAAGCCTAGTTTTGCCGAGTGTCATTGCACCAGAAGAAAAAGATCAGTTCATTGATGTCGAGAAAGACAATTTATTACGCCGCGGAATAACAACACTCAATTGCTTAACCGATGGTTCAGTGACATTTTCGCGTGTCATTTCGACTTACAAGAAAAATAATCTTGATGTGGATGATCGCGCCTGGTTGGATATTATGACAACGGCAACAATGACGCGTATCCGATATGATTTTGGTGCTTATATCGGCCTTTTATACCCACGTGCAAAATTAGCATTGGACAATAGTCCAGCTGCAAGCGGTATTACAGTCGATAATGATGGCAACCTAGATAATTCGATTGTTACTCCACGTATCATGACGGCTTTATGGGCTGGTCGATGCAACCTCTATGCACGCAATGGCTGGATTGTAGATACCGATAGAACAATCAAACAAAGCACATTCCAAATTGCTCCTAACGACAAAAACCGCCTTGAGGCAAAGATGGTTGTCGACATTGTCGGAAATCTCATGGTGTTCGCAGGTGCTTTGGAATTCAAAGCAAAATCTTGATAAAAAAGGATTACGTTAATGTCGCAAACATTAGGACTTATAAAAGCCAGTTTTCGTGGCGTGAATATACCAGTTCAAAAAGGTTCCAAGGTAAAAGTTGGTGGGTTCAAGAAAAACCCTGTCATTGATGGCCAGATTGTTTCTTGGTCGGAAGAATACGACCATTCCGAAATAACTGTAACCACAAGCCTATTCAAAGGGCAAAGTCTCAAAGCATTGTTTTCAAAAGAAGAAGGTGAACTTGTGGTCACTACGGATACTCAACAGGAATTCACTTTTGTTGAAGCGTTTCTCGTTGATCGGCCAAGTTTCACAGCAGATGGCACGGGCGGCAAAATAGAATTGAAATGGAACGCTGGCGCACCAGAGGAGATAATCGGATGAACAAGCAAAATAAAGAAGTAATTTTGGACGAAACACCGTTGGTTGAAGAGAGTGAAACTATCAATAATTTAGGCGATAGCACCTATAATATCATTGATGAAACACAGGACGATGTCATTGCTCTACCAAGTGGTGCTACACGCAATGCAGATGGCTCTGTCACTTTGAAGTTGCAAACACCGGCGTCCGTACAAATAAGGGACGCGTCAGGACAAGTTCGTATAGACGAATATAACGAATTGATTTTCTATCCTCTTAACGGTGCTGATTTGCGTGCAATTTATGCAACCAAGCCTGACATGTATAGTGTGATGTGTTTCGCACGATCCACCAGGATCAAGGTGCAGGTCATGAATGTGCTCTACGATAAGCTCAATGCGTCTGACATTATAAAAGGTAGCAGCATTCTTGAGGCTTTTACCAGTGGTGGCCAGCCGAAAAAATAATGATGTTTATGGGTGCGCTTGCCACCAATACCGGTTTTGCGGCACGTGAGTTGGAGGAAATGACACCATTGCAGCTCTCTTTTTGGACACGCTGCCTCAATCTCTACAATGAACAAATGAACGCGCAAAAGGATTGATAAAAATGGCTAACAGGGACATGAAACTGAATATACTTGTTAGCCTAAAAGACCGTATTTCCAACAGTCTTGGACGTTTGACGTCCAATCTTGAACGCATGGGGGCTGTCATGCGGAAAATTGGGGCTGTTGGAGCGATCATTGGCGGTATTTCATTTATGGCTCCGTTAAATGAGGCTGCCGCTTTCCAACAGCAATTGATTGATATTGCTGGCACCGCTGAATTGACGGGTGCAAAGGCATTCAAATTTGTTGATGAAGCAAAAACGAGATATGAGACCTTAGCCATTGGTATAGGACAAACATCGGAAACGGTGGCTGCCGGTGCAGGTAAAATGATAGCTGCAGGCCTTGATCTTGCAGA